AAGGTGTCAAACTTCCAGGTGGAATTGAGTTTAATGGAAGACAACTTTATGATGATGCACAAACAGAACTTGATAAGATTCAAGAGAAAATGTTAAGTACATACGAAATTCCACCTCTTGATCTTATCGGGTGATGTGTTATGCTCAATCCATTTTTTCTTAACGGTAGTAAAACTGAACAAGGTTTGGTTCAAGATCTTATCAATGAACAGTTGAGGATGTATGGGATAGATGTTTACTATCTACCAAGAAGATATGCAACTTCTAATACAGTAATAAAAGAGGTTATACAATCGGAATTTTCAAATGCTTATCCAATAGAAGCATATGTAGATAATTATGAAGGATATACGGGTCAAGGAACATTATTATCAAAATTTGGTATTGAAAATAGAGATGATCTTCAGTTAATTATTTCAAGAGAGAGATTTGAAAATTATATTTCTCCTTTAATAAAGGCATTACCTAATATAGAATTAAGCACTAGACCAAAAGAGGGAGATTTAATTTATTTTCCTTTAGGTGATAGATTATTTGAAATTAAGTTTGTAGAACATGAGCAACCCTTTTATCAACTTAAAAAAACATATGTTTATGAACTAAAATGTGAACTCTTTAGATATGAAGATGAAGTCATTGATACTAGCATTAATTATATTGATGATGAAATAGAACAAATTGGTTATATACAAACTCTTTCCTTAATTGGTGTTGGTAGAACAGCTGTAGGAATAGCAAGTATTTGTTCTTCTGGAGAAGTAAATAGAATTTACATATCAAACATGGGAAAAAACTATTCCAGTATACCTACAGTAGGATTTTCTTCTGCACCGAATGGTGGAATCACAGCTATCGGAATAGCTTCTGTTACCTATAAATATCCAGGTTGTGTGGGAGTCACTGGTAGAATATCTGCTATTCAAATTACTAATGCTGGTTGTGGATACACAGTAGCTCCATGGATTACAGTTCAAGGGGGTAATGGAACTGGATTTGCAGCAACCACTGGTATTTCTACAAATGGATCAGTTCAATCGATAACAGTTACAGATGGTGGTTCTGGTTACACTCAAAGTCCGAATGTTTCTATTGCTGGCACATCATCAAGACAGGCAGTTGGTGTTGCAACGATAAATTCTGCAGGTATTGTTACAGCAATTTATATTTTGGATGGTGGAGATGGTTATAATACAGAACCAATTGTAACTATTTCTTCACCAACGGTATTAGATTCTTTTGTTTCTATTGGAGGAACATTTGTTTTTAATGAAATTGTAACAGGATCAACAACTGGAACACAAGCAAGAGTGAAAACATGGAATGGAGTTACAAATATTATAGAAATTGGTATAATTTCTGGAAATTTTGTATCAGGTGAATATATAACAGGTTCTGAATCTGGAGCAAAATATGTAATTGGAGATGTAAATATAAATGATATTGTATCACCATATACAGATAATGATACGATAGAAACCGAAGCAGATAAAATTATAGATTTTTCTCAAACTAATCCATTTGGTATGCCTTGATTATAATTCTGTTAAATAGAAGTATATGTCTTTAGAATAATGTTTGAGTATTTTTACAACGAAATTTTCAGATCTGTTATTATTGGATTTGGTTCTCTTTTTAATGGTATACAGATCAGAAAAAAAGATTCTAATGATGACACTTTTAGTGTCATTGAAGTTCCTCTTGCATATGGACCTACTCAAAAATTTCTTGCAAGATTACAACAAAATCCCGATTTAAATCATCCTACTCAAATGACTCTTCCTAGAATGTCATTTGAGTTTATAAATTTAACTTATGATCCTACAAGAAAATCTACTCAAACACAACAGTTAGTATTGACAAGTCAAGATGGTACTGAAGAAAGAAAAACATATTTACCTGTTCCATATAACATGACGTTTACTCTTTCAATTTATACAAAATTGAATGATGATATGTTACAAATTATAGAACAAATAGTTCCATACTTTCAACCAGCATATACACTTCCTGTAAAGTTTTTAGGACAATTTCAGGAAACGATGAATGTACCCATTCAACTTGATAATATTCAAATGAGTGATGAATATGAAGGAAATTTTGATACAAGAAGAGCTTTATTGTATACTCTAACATTTACAGCAAAAACATTCGTGTTTGGTCCTCTTAGAGATGTATCTGGAGATATTGTCAAGAAAGTTACTGTTGGATATATTGCTGGAAGTAAATCTGGAAGTTATCAAAGAGATCTTACTTATCAAGTTACTCCTAGAGCAACTAAAGATTATGATGGTGTTATCGCAACTCTCCTTTCACAGAATGTTGACATGGTTGAAACAATAATTGAAGTTGACGATTCTACTTCAATTTCACCTAGTACTTACATTTATATTGATCAGGAAGAGATGTATGTTGAATCGATAAGTGGAAATAAACTTGTTGTAAAGAGAGCACAAGATAATAATACTTTACAGAATCATGTTCTTGGATCTAAAATTTATACTATTACTCAAACAGACAATAATTCAATCGAACTAGGAGACGATTTTGGATTTAGTGGAACTGTTTTTTGAGGTTAAGGTATGGATAAGTATGACAAACTCAACCAAACATTCGATGTAGATCCGATTGAAGTAAAAGAAGAGAAAACAACTCAAATAGAAAAAGTTGAGGATCAAATAGAAAAATTTAAAAATTCTACGGAAGATATTCGTAAAGATTATGAATATACTAGGGGTAATTTATATTCTATTATTGAAAAAGGTCAAGAAGCTATTAATGGTATTTTAGAACTTGCTCAAGAGAGTGAAATGCCTAGGGCATATGAAGTAGCTGGTCAATTGATCAAAAACGTTTCAGATGCAACCGATAAGTTAATGGATCTTCAGAAAAAACTTAAAGATATTAATAAAGAAGAGGAGAAAAAAGGTCCAACTACAGTTAATAATGCACTTTTTGTCGGGTCTACAGCAGATTTGCAAAAAATGTTAAAGAATGTAAGTAAAGACATAAATACTTAAAAAAGATAAAAAATGGCTGCCACTCCTGCTGTAAACATAGTTATCGCCCAAGGAGCTGATTTTAGTGAAGTTTTTACTTCAACTGAAACAGATGGTACTCCATCAAATCTTTCTGGATATGTAGGAACTTCAAAAATTAAAAAATATCCAGAATCTACTTCTTCAGAAACTTTTTCCGTTAGTATTACTGGATCTACTGGTGAGGTTTCTATTGCTATGACTGCAGGTAAAACTGTGAATCTTAAACCAGGAAGATATTATTATGATGTCCTGTTAACTTCAGCATCTGGATCAGTATCAAGAATGGTTGAAGGAATGGCTCTTGTAACCGCTGGTATTACCACTTAAAAAACAGCAGAAAGAGATACTTTATCAGTAAATCCTGGAGCACTTATTTTTAATTCTACCGAGTCAAAGTTACAAGTTTATCTTGGATCTGTTTGGGCCTCACTTACAACTGATGTTGATCCATATGCAGTTATTGGTTTTTAATAAATAATAAGAGAATTTATTCTAATGTCCCCTTTAACTGATCTTGAAAAAGGTTTATTGAAACTGAAAAGTATTAGTTATGATTCTATAGATAAACTTATGAAAAAAGTGGCAAAGAATAATAAAATCTCAGCAACTGAACTTCATCATAAGTTCAAAAATAAACATAATATGATACCAGACGATTGGATTAAAAGACAAGTACAAGAAAATTGGTCTGACAAATATAAAAAGTCTATAGACTGTAATAATCCTAAAGGATTTTCTCAACGTGCTCATTGTCAAGGTAAAAAGAAAAAAGTTACCGAAGATCTTCGTAAGTGGTTTGGTACAGGTGGTGAGGGTGGTATTGGAGGTGGTGGATGGGATGAGTACAACACTAAAGGTGAAAGAACTGGAAAATGTGCTCGTGGTGAAAATGATGATGGAAAAGGTCCGAAACCAAAATGTCTTTCTAAGGAAAAGGCATCAAAAATGTCTAAATCAGAAATTGCAGCTGCAGTAAAAAGAAAAAGAAGACAAGATCCTGTAGCAGATCGTTCAGGTAAAGGAGGAAAACCTAAAATGGTTTCTAATAAAATCAAAGAGCAAGTTGAAGACATTAGATATTGTCCTATGTGCAAAAAGAAAGAAAAAAGAAGTGAATGTTCTTATGGACCTAAAATGTGGGATTCAGTAACCGTACCAACACCAAATTCAATAATGCAAGAAGCAAAAAAACAACCAGATCATGAACATTCAATGATTCGTTCTGAACTTGAGACGATTAAGAAGGCAGTAACTCGTCTTAAGTCAAAAATGAAAGGTGAAGGAAACGTAGAGGCATGGGTTCAATCAAAAATTACTAAAGCTGCTGACTATATCGATTCCGCTGCAGATTATATTGAAAGTGGAGAACATAATGTTCATGGATCTATGGATGAAGAAAAAGATCCTTGTTGGAAAGGTTACAAACAAGTTGGAATGAAGAAAAAGAAAGGAAAAAACGTTCCAAATTGTGTTCCAGAAGAATATAGTCTTTCCGAATCACATTTTAAGGTTGGTGATGAGGTTATCTGTAAGAAGAGTGGAATGGAAGGTGAGGTTATTAAAGTTGATCCTGAAGAAAAAGGTAAGTATTACACCGTCAAACGTGAAGACGGAAAGAAAATGAAGTACGCTCCTGATGAACTTAAGTCTTACAAGGAAGAGCAAAAAGAAGAGTTAAGTCCAATTGTTTCAAAAGTATTAGATAAACATTTTGCTACAGAAGAACTTCAAACTTTTGAAGAAGAAAATAAACCA